CTGTTGTTAAATCCACACAAATTGGATCAGCAGTTGGACAAGATTCTGATGTTCTTATTGGTAAATTTGGTGGTGGCTTAGCAGTCAATCATGTATTCAGGAGAGGAATGGAATTACAAATTTCTGATTCTGCTGCTGATGGAGACTTTGGTAAAGATATTCTTACTGTTAAGGCTTCATTGAGATATGCAAGTGCTGTTGATAAACCACAAGCATTCACTAAAGTACAAGACATAGAATAAATTAGATTATGAAAGAGCAGAGCCATAAGTTTGTTATGACTACAAATGTTATGAGCTCTGCTTTTCATTCAGGAGATAATGATATGAAAGTAGTAGAAAAAGAATCAGAACAAGTCTGGAAATGCAATAGAACTAAAGTATATGCACAGGGAGAAAAATCTCCATTTGTGAGTAGTGTTCTAGTTGCAGGTATGGGAGATCCTATTCCAGATGTAAAATTAGAAAAAAAAGCAGCTAAAACAAAAGTAGAAAATAAAGCTGTAAAAAAATCAGAGGATAAATAATCTAAATGGCTCATACTCAGTATGTAGATAAAGCAGATGTTAAGACTTGGCTTGGACTTAGTGGAACAGCACAAGATACTAACATTGATATTGCTATAAATGCTGCTTGTAGAGCCATTGATGATTTCTGTGGTAGAGAGTTTATTCAAACAGAAACAACACAAGATAGATATTATGATTGTGAGTTTGCTGATTATGCTTTTGTTGATGATATAGCAACAACTACAGGATTAGTAGTTAAAACACTTAATGAGGATGGAACAGATGACCAGACTCTAGTATTAAACACAGATTTTTATTTATATCCACTAAATGCAGATAAAGTAATTCCAACAATGCCATTTTATAAAATAGTTATGGCTATTGAAAATGGAGGAAAAGTATTACCAACTCACTTTCCTAAAGGTTTAAAAGTAACTGCAACATTTGGATTTCCAGATCAACATAATGCAGGAAGCTATATACCAGAAGCAATTACTCAAGCTGCATTAATTCAATCAGCAAGATTTTGGCAGAGAAAGAACTCTCCAATGGGATTTAGTGGTAATCCTGAAACAGGACAAGCTCCTGTTATATTCTTATCAGAACTAGATCCAGATGTTAAAACACTTTGTAAGAAATTTAAGAAAACAACAATCACATTAGCTTCAGGCAGACCATACACAGGATTAACTGCAATCAATAATCAAAGACAGTATGGTGTATGAAATTAACTTTAAATGGAGCTTTAGATCTATCTAGATCAATTAACAATCAATCTATCTGGAACAAGAGATCAGTAGATTATTTTAATAAATTAGGTAAAGATTTAAAAGAGGAAGCACAAGATAGACTTTCTTTACCACCATCTCCTAGATCACAAAAAGGTAGAGGTAATAAAAACACAGGTAATACTAGGAGAAATATAAAAGTAAATAAACTTGGAGAAACTAATGCTTTAAGAATGTCTGAGGGTATAGTATTACAATCTTTTAGTGAATATTCTAAGTTTATTCATGGAGAGCCAATATTTAGAAGTTTTAGACCTGTTAAAAAAACTAAACCATTCTTTCCTCCATATAAAAAAGGAACAAGTTTATATAAATGGGCAAATAAAGGAACTCCAAAAATGAGTGCTTTCTTAGTTGCTAGAGCAATATCAAAAAGAGGTTTAAAAATGAAACCATTTATTGGAGGAACTGTATTTGAAAACCAGAAGATGATTAAGAAAAGAGGGGATGAGATGTTAAGATTAATTGCAAGAGATATAGCTAGGAGTGTTAAATAATGGCTTTATTAACTTCAATTAGAGATGGTTTAAAAGCAAATTTAGAAACAATATCAGGATTAACTGCTTATGAGTATGTTCCAGATTGGATTGAGCCACCTATAGCTTTAGTAGCTCCAATTAATTCACTTAATTATGATTCAACAATGGCAAGAGGTGCTGATACCTATGAAATTCCTGTTATAGTATATATATCAAGAGTAGATGCAC